AACAGGCGCAGCAAGTACAGTCACTGGACCAACAGGTATACCCGGAGCAATTGGTTCAACAGGCGCGGCAAGTACAGTCACCGGACCAACGGGTTCAACGGGCGCAGCAAGTACAGTCACTGGACCAAAAGGTTCAACAGGCGCAGCAAGTACAGTCACCGGACCAACAGGAATACCTGGACCAGTTGGTTCAACAGGCGAAGCAAGTACAATCACTGGACCAACAGGTTCAACAGGCGCAACAAGTACAGTCACTGGACCAAAAGGTTCAACAGGCGCGGCAAGTACAGTCACTGGACCAACAGGTATACCCGGAGCAATTGGTTCAACAGGCGCGGCAAGTACAGTCACTGGACCAACAGGTTCAACGGGCGCAGCAAGTACAGTAACTGGACCAACAGGTGTACCCGGAACAATTGGTTCAACAGGCGCAGCAAGTACAGTCACTGGACCAACTGGTTCAACAGGCGCAGCAAGTACAGTCACTGGACCAACAGGTATACCCGGAGCAATTGGTTCAACAGGCGCGGCAAGTACAGTCACCGGACCAACGGGTTCAACAGGCGCAGCAAGTACAGTAACTGGACCAACAGGTGTACCCGGGCCAATCGGTTCAACAGGCGCAGCAAGTACAGTGACCGGGCCAACTGGTGTACCCGGGCCAATCGGTTTAACAGGAAACATGGGTAAAAAAGGTAACGCAGGTGAGACTGGACCAACCGGTCAAATGGGTGCATCAAACACTGGCGCAACTGGTCCGGTCGGTATACCCGGACCAACAGGTTATGCGGGTTATACGGGACCAACTGGTTCAATTGGGCCAACGGGTGTACCCGGACCAACTGGTTCAACAGGAAACACAGGTAAAAAAGGTAACGCAGGTGAGACTGGGCCAACTGGTCAAATGGGTGCATCAAACACTGGCGCAACTGGTCCGGTCGGTATACCCGGACCAACAGGTTATGCAGGTTATACGGGACCAACCGGTTCAATTGGTCCAACTGGAAATTGTTTAGAAGCACTTTTAAAAGCAGAAGAAGCCCATTGTTCTGCTTACGCAGCAACAATGATAGCATCAGATGCCTTGTGTTCCGCTAAATCGGCAACGGTTATAGCAGTGTCAGCACTAGCAATGACTAGAACATCTGCGGACGGATTAGCAAAAACTTTAGAAACATTATCTTCAATTAATAATTCTCTAACAGAATTAAAAGCTGGGATAGAATATTTATTTAAGATGTTATATCATACCGATTCTAAAACAATTATGACAAATTATCCACAATCTTGAATATTTATAAATAAATAAATAATTTAATAGTTGATTGATAAATTATTTTTTTTGTAAATAATTTTATATTAGAATATATTATAACATATATAAATATGCCGCCTTCCCTTCCCACTATTTACGTTCACGGTGCCAAATTCGATGGCACCACCGTCGATTTATCTTCATACACCAAAATTAAAATGAATGCAAGCATAGTCGACAGTGATTCACTTGTACACAAATTGTATGTTGATACACAGGTTTCAGTGCAGACTGCACGCATTGATGCAATTCTTGCAGGTTCATCATTAAACCTTGATTCTCTTAAAGAAGTTTCTGACTACATTAGTTCGTTAGATTCTACCGCTCAAGGAAATTTGCTTGCAAGCGTTACAGCACTGAATACTGCATTGGCTTCAGAAGCGACTACCGCAAGAGCCGCGGAAGCCACATTGACCACCAACCTCGCTTCTGAAGCATCCGCCGCAAGAGCCGCGGAAGCCAAGTTGACTACCAACCTCGCTTCAGAAGCGAGTACCGCAAGAGCCGCGGAAGCCACGTTGACTACCAACCTCGCTTCAGAAGCGAGTACCGCAAGAGCCGCGGAAGCCACATTGACCACCAACCTCGCGTCTGAAGCATCCGCCGCCAGAGCCGCGGAAGCCACATTGACCACCAACCTCGCGTCTGAAGCATCCGCCGCCAGAGCCGCGGAAGCCACATTGACCACCAACCTCGCATCTGAAGCATCCGCCGCCAGAGCCGCGGAAGCCGCAGAACTTGCTCGCGCTAGCGCCGCCGAATTGCAGATTAAACAACACAAGCAAATTGATGTGGTTGTTGCGTACAACTCAAACGTATGGGCTGATGGCAAAAAACCCCAAGTTCCAATTGACGCCAAACAATACTATCCCGGATGGTATGTGAATCGCAGTCTTTCTGGCGGCAAACACAACTGGTACTTATCTGTTCCCCCTGGCATGAAAGTTAGCGACATTAAAACCACTCAAATGTTGACTAATTTTCTTGCATCTGCCCCCATTGGCGATGTACCATTTGTGACTTTTTATACTGCTAAACAAAATGATGGGAAAGATAATTCTTCATGGTTTCGTTCTTCTTTTTCATTCACTCTAGATAATGCAGCTGCTCACAATAATTTAGGTCGGGTAAGTTTGAATTACAAAGTCGACTCCGCTCGCGAGTTGTATCCCACCGGTAGCATGTATGCTTCCGATAATACATTGACGCCTGGTGCATTTAATCGTTTTTCAACAGGAAACTCGTTTGCAGAAATTGGAAATGAAATCGTTTACCTCATTAGCATTGGTTCTTCTTCTACTCAGTCTACTGTCGCCGAATATTTGGTCGAGTATTTTTTGCTGCAGACATCCGATGTTACATATAGATACATCTTCAACATGAGCGACGTCGTTCAAAAAGAAACTGATTTGGCAGAAGAAGCCGCAAGAATTGCATCAATTGCTGATTTGAAAGCTAAAATTGACATGTTGTATAACAACTTTTTCCAGCTGCCTTCTGATACTGCAGTCATCACCACCGATGGCAACGGAATCAAATCAATTTCTTTCTAATAAATTTGCAATAAATAATTTAGAAATTCAGATAGAATTTATTGATAAAAATAATTTTAATTATTCCATTTATTGTTAATAATATTATTTTGATAACTTAATAATATTATAAAAAATTGATAAATAATTATTAATGCCAATGTTTATCAATTCCATCAAATCGAATAAAACAAAATGCAACCATCATCATCATCATATTGCTTAGAACCTGTATACATTGAAAAGGACGGACAAATAAAACCATATATTCCGATAGAAATAAAAAATGGACGCGATGCATATGCGGCATCACTACACATGCTTCTCAATCATTTTGCACAATTTCACATTGCAATTGTCGACATAATATCAGATAAATATAAGATTCCGGTTGAAGAAATTATGAATACCATCAAGTCAGATGATAGATACATGAACATGTCTGTTTGTCCGAATATACACGAGTTGAGTAAGGCACCATCGCCTTCATCGCCTTCATCATCATCAGTAGATGTAAATGTTGAAACGGTTACTGTTCTTGATGTTGTTGATACCAAGAAAAAAGTAATTCAAAAAATAAAGATAAATTCCGATAAAAAAATTAAAATAAAACCAAAAATTAAACCAATCAATTCAAATGCAAATGCGCAGGCAAATACAAATGTAGTTAATAATTTATAAAGAATAAATCGACAATAGGTTCTCTGCAATTGGGACACGTGTTTTTACTTTTTACCCATGTTGCTAAACAGCATGCGTGAAATAAATGCTTGCATCCTGTTGTTACAACTTCATCACCATCTACATAATCTTCTTTGCAAACTGAACAACAATCTTCTTTTTTTTCTTCTTGTGCTTGTTTACTCACTTTAGTGACACTTATTTCCAATCTTTCAAATATTTCAACCGGTGTTTCAACAATACGCGCAGATGATGATTCAGAAGCCCCCGAAATAACGCCTAGAACGCCAAGAAGATAATCTCTATTATGAACCGGAACAATCATTTCATTAACGTTCATTTCATGAATCATAAAAATTATTTCATTCCAATAATTTCTATTGTTATTCAAGTTGTAACTGTTGTAATTGTTGTAATTATTATAATTGTTGACACCATTCATATTGTCGTTGAGGCTGTTAATAACAAGAATTATATATTAGAAATTATCAATTTTATTAAAAAATAAATAAATAAATGTTTAAATGTTAAAATAAAATTATTATTCTTGTATTTCACCTAGCTGCAACATTCTCTATACATTCTTCTAAACTGTCTACTTTCACAGGACAAATCTTGATTGTGCGCCAATTTGCAATAACATCGAAGACAAATTAAAACATCAACTTTAGAATTGTGCGCATTTTCAGGAGTCTTCTTGAACAAATGATAATGCAACTCAAGAAGTGTTGGATATTTGAAATAGATTGTTCCATCACCGCGTAATTTTTCAATTTTACATATTTCAACAGACTTTAGCATTGTGCAAAATTCGGTTTTAAACTGAAACTGCACATATGAATTGTCGGATGAATCAAACCCCTTGTTTCGAATCGCTTCAACAATGAGAAGTCGCTTATCGAATGAAATGTTGTGCCCAACGCAGAGCTCGCACGAGTTCAATGCACGTTTGAACGCAAGCAGTGCATCGGAAATTGGCACACCACGCTCGGAAATGACATCTCTAGATATTCCGTGTATTTCAACACTTTTAGGAGTTAAAACTACACCCTCATCAATTTTGATAATTTCATCGTATTCTTCAACTATTTCTTTTTTTTCAACATCATACACCATGAAACTCAACTGAACAATATGTGGCCATTTTGACGTTTCATAAATGGATGTATTCCTATTTTCAGGCAATCCGGTTGTCTCGGTATCAAAACAAATTACGCGCATTGATTTTGTTTACTTTATTTACTTGTTGATTTTATTTTATAGGTTAATAATTATTATTAAAAAATGTCAATTTTTATTTATTAATATTTTAAATAATAAATAATAAAATAAATAATAAATTTTTTTTCCAATAAATATATATTTATATATTTTATATATACATATACATAATTATAAATAATTTCTCAAAATGAACCTTGATAGAATTCATATATTTATAATATTAATGCTGGCGTTGATATGTTCTTCGTGTTTAGGAAGTTTTATGCGCGAAGGTTATGAAAATGACAATGATGATAATAACAAGTATCCAAATGTTGAAACAGATAACCAAAACCTAGACCCTGAAGACCCTTCAAAAATGGTAAATTCCAAATATTCAAATTATGACAAGATGTACAATACTTTAGATAGAGAGACAATTGCATATTCTAATTCAAAACTTTCCAGAAATAAAAAAATAGGCCCTCATAAAAGCAAGAATGATGACAATAATGACAAAAATGACGATGACGATGAAAGTAATAATATCAATAGTTATGGAAATGTAAATAAGTATCCGAATGTTGAAAATGATAACATGTTAATGGCCGGTAAAAAGGGGAAACATAATAAGGGGGGTGGTGGTGGTTCTTCTTCAGTTCCAGGTTCTCAAATACCAAAAGGAAGTGAAGACTTGTACATGTTGAAATCCGAAATTGTTCCTCCCGTTTGTCCTGCATGTCCCGCCGTTACAACTTGTCCCAGCACAAAAGAAAAATGCCCGCCATGCCCACCGTGCGCAAGGTGTCCGGAGCCGGCATTTGAATGTAAAAAGGTTCCAAATTATTCAGGACAAAATGACTCTTATTTGCCACAACCTGTAATGTCTGATTTCAGTCAATTTGGATTATAATTTAATTATTTTATATTATATTAGAAAAGTACTTGAATGCAATTCTATATAAACATATAATCCGTATAACATAATCAATCAAATAACAACAACAGCTTCCAATGCATAACCTAGTTTTTCATGTAAGACAGCACAATAAATGGTCAATTTTTGTAAAATATTATAATAATAAGTTTAACGTTTTTGGAATGAGAGATTTCAACAAGAATACTATTTTTCATACTTCGTTCATTGGTGAACATTCAACTTATTTGTATTTAGATGAAATTTTGGATTTTAAAAAGAATAGAATAGACTATTCCATTACACTTTTTTACTCGGACCTTTTACTTTTTGAAGATGGCAGTTTGTTTTCTCAATTTGAAACGCATGCGAATGATAGAATGAGGGAAATTATCGGTTATGATTATATTGAACTAGACGAAACCAAAGTTATAAAATATTTAGAATTTCTTCGAAGTGAACTTCGGATTGAAGAATACAACTAGTTTAACAGTAAAATCAGTAAAAAGCAACAATACAAATAATATTCATAACTCGATAAATCGAATGAAAAAGATTGAATAATATATTTATTTATTAATAAATAAATATATTGTAGTATACATATAAAACCATATAAAACATATAAATATATAATCATCATAATAACATACAACGATAAAAATGATTGGACTTGGATGGGTAATGATGTATAACTCAATTGTTGAAAAATGTGTTGATAATAAACATCTTGATAATAAGAATGAAATGGAAAAAACAAATAATACTAATAATATTATAATTATTAATAAGATATAAAAACTAACAATTAATAACTTATAATTATAATAATAAATAAAATAATTTAAAATGCAAATGCAATTTGAAGTAGAACAACAACAACAACAACAACAACAACAACAACAACAACAACAACAACAACAACAACAACAACAACAATATAAAAATAAAGATGTGAAAAATGTAAATATTGATTCATTAAAATTTTTGAGAGATAAAGTAGAATCACTAACTGTGTTTCATCAGACTGAAATATTGAGAATTTTACACGTGAACAAAGTTACATTTAGTGAAAATAAAAATGGTATTTTTGTAAATTTGACCTATGTTAGTTCAGACATCATTGATGCAATTAATGAGTACATTATTTATGTATATAAACAAGAATCACAGCTCAATGAAATTGAAGAGAAAAAAATAGTTTTATCAAATCAATATTTTAAATAGTATTAAAGAATATATGCCGATTTAATATAATACTAACAACGTAACAACGACATTGCGACCATTGTATTATATTAAAAAAATCAAAAATTGTAATGCAGCAGATGATTCAAGAAAATGTCACACCACTAGAAGAGTTGATTTCTTCATTACAAATGCATGTAGTTGGAACTGAAACCAATGCAGAAGTTGATAAACAAAAAGAAAAGGAAAAATCATATTTATTTAATATCAAAGAAAAAGATAAGTTGCTTTGGGCGTTTTACATAATGTTGAATGGTGAAGATGCGTATAAGTATTTGAAAACAAAATTTGTTGCAGATAAAGAAGTTAGAATAAAGTCGGTTGAGAAATTACATACAATGTCAAATGTATTTAAACAGCATAAATTGAACAAGGGGCGAATCGAAGCAGAATTATCGAGCGATGCTTTATTAACATTAGAAGGATTTTTTGGATTATGCATTATTCATAATCTCTCTGCACTATTTATGAAAAGAAATTGTTATTGTGAACTGTATGGTGTTGGAGATTCAGATAATCCATACTTGATTGAAGAAGTTGAGAATGGAATCGGCATACATATCTTTAAAAATAAAGAGTCGTCAGCCGAGGTGGCGAGAGATGTTAGAAAAACAAAATGGAAAATGGAGAATGTCCTTGCGCCAATCAAATCCATTTCATCGTACACTCATTCTGAACTACTTGAAATTTACAATAAAGTAATGTCAATGTCAAAAGAGTCCAAAGAGTTGCAGCAGCAGCAGCAGCATGTCAAAGAAAAGAAAACCAAACAATATTTATATGATTACATATGCAAGCAATTTACATAAGTTTTGAATTTTCTTGTTTTAGAATATTTTTTTTTATATTTTTTTGATTTAGAATTATTCTTTTTATATTTTTTTGATTTAGAGTTATTCTTTTTTACTCGTTTACTCCCACCACCTGGTCGTTGTGGTGTATTAGGTCGACTTTTTGAACTCAATACACCATTACCTCGAATAATATCATCAATAAGTGGTTTTGTTACACCTCTTAGTTCATTACGCTTTCTTCTTAATTTTAAAAGAATTGCTTCTGTTTCAGGTATTTCTGCTGTTTGTAATTGTTGAATTTTAGATTCTATTGATGTAGCAGTTTCTTGTGGCATTTCATGTAATCGCGCGTGTTCAAGAGCACTATTCAACTCCACGAGTCTCGCCATTGAGCTTTCGAGTGTATCTTTAAAGCGTATAATTTCATCATTAATATTATCGAGAAATCTACTCCTTAGTTCTTCGCATTTAACAAACCAATCACTAAATTTTTGATAAAGAATGCCATCTCCTCCATGTTCATCCATCATTTTAAAAATTAATTGCTGAATCATAAGATACATTCTTGAAAGAATTGAAATAATATCAATGAGAGGCAGTCTTTGTTCTTCTAAAATAGAAATGCCTAATTTTTTAATAATCAGTTCGTGTGATAAAAACATAAATGATCTAAAATTATTCATTGCACTTGAACCGCTCGCCAACATAGAACCAGGACTCTCCGTGTAAGCTTGAAAAAGGGCATATCTTTCTTTAAGCGGGCCGTAATAAATAAGTTCAACGCAAGTATTGAGATTGTCGCCATTAACTTTTTTTAATATTAATGTAAGTACATCTTCAATGTAAACCGAACATGTGATGATGGGTGCCAAGCCGCGATGGCCATGTATACTTTTTACCATTCTATCAAGAGATTCTTTTCTACCAGGGATTGATATGACATTCACAGGAATTTTACAATCAATAAGTTTTGGATATTCGCTACGGACATCAGGGTCAGAGGAGACCCCAATACTCGAAAAAAACTCCTTAATTAATTGAAGTGCTTCAGTTAGATTGGGAGGTTTTTCGACAAATATTATTTGCTCGAGACGGGGTATACGTTCAAAAAAACTTAAACACGGAGATAGAGGAGGAGGAGGAGGAGGAGGAGGAGGTTCCATTGTATGTATAATATAATGTATGTATAAATATTACATTATAAATTTATTATTTTATTATTTATTGGTTTATCGAAATTATTAATTATTAATTCATGTTAAATTTTATAATAATATTATTTTTAATATTTTAATTATTATAAAATTGAACAAATATAGAATTATATATATAAATTATATAACATGTCTGCTTCTGCTTCTTCTGGAACAAAATCTAAATCACAAGAAAAACAAAATGAAGATAAAGAAAAATTTGATAAAATTATAAAACTATATTTAGATGCAGTTAAAAAGGAACAAAAAAAAGAGGTTGATTCGGAAATTTATCCAGAATTGGAAGTGCGTTTTGGAACAATGAAACAGTCTGCACCTTTAACAAAAGATAATGTTACAAATATTATTAAAAAATTAAAATCGTTACAGTTTACACAGTCTTCCGAAGAATATAGTTTAAGAATATTTTTGAATGACTCTGATGTCCGAATTCAAATTGATGGGTTTTCAATCATACAGAATTTTTGCATTGACAACACAATTGATGACAAGAAGAACGCAAAAATGATTACCAAAAAGAATATGGAACACAGCGTTGCGCGTGAAGATGGCTCAGAATATAAAACAGACATCAAACCCGTTGATAATTTTGATTTTGATTTTAGGGTTAGTTTGCAATCAGAAAGAAATATTGGAAAGGACGAGCGCGACAAAATTATTTCCAACTGGAAATCAACCGGTAAAAATTTCAGGTACATTAGGCGAACTACATTTACACACCCTGATAATCCGGTAAAAATTGATGTTAGTGTTGTAAAGGATACATTTTCGTCGTCGTCATCATCTAGGAAGTCATACGGCGATTTCAAAACGTCAAATATTATGAAGGGTGAAGAAAAATATGAAGTTGAGATTGAGGTGGACAATGGCATTGTTGCAGATTCAGGACTTTCGCTGGAAGTGTTATTGAAACGGCTGAGAGAGTGTATTAAAATGATTCTATCTGGAATACAATCAAGTAACTTTCCAATATCCAATGATGAAAAGCGCCAGGTGCTTGACGAGTATTCTAAATTAATTTATAAGGGAGATGTTAGGCTGCCGTCGCGCCTGGCATTTATCGGACCGTCATCTGTGACGCTCCAAATAAAAAATATAGCGCCTGTCGGCATGTATAAAATGCCGAGCATTCGTAAAAATTATTCTGTAACAGATAAAGCAGACGGACTTCGAAAGTTGTTGTATGTTTCAAATAAGGGTAGAATATATTTAATTGACCCGCTAATGAATGTACAATTTACCGGTCTTGAAGCGGAAATAAAGGCGTTTCACAACACGCTGATTGACGGAGAGCACGTTTTACATGACAAGGATGGAAATTTTATCAATCTGTATTTAGCATTTGATATTTATTTTATGAAAGGTGAAAGCGTTCGAGAGCGTAGTTTTTATACGAATAGTAAAGAACACGCAGATAAATCGCGATATTCGGAAATGGTGAGATACATTCAAAGCGTAGATGCAAAATCGATTATAAAAGTGGTTCAAAATCCATTTGCAATTCAAGCAAAGCGATTCTATTTTGATGACGGAGGAGTGTTTGGCGCGGAAGAAGAAAACGACGCTTCTTCGGATAAAATATTCATGCTGTGCAAACAGTGTTTAGAAGCTGACTACAAGTATGTGACGGATGGTTTGATTTTTACACCGTGCAATACTGGTGTTGGTGGGTCTGCACCCGGACAAGTTGGACCTCTTGACCGAAAATTTACATGGGCGCTTTCATTCAAGTGGAAGCCGCCGCATTTCAACACCGTTGATTTTCTTGTAAACACGGTGAAAGACGATAAAACCAACCGAGATAAAGTAATTGATAAATTTGGAAGAGGAGGAATCAATGCGACAAACATGCTGGCACAAAAACAGGTCGAGTCTTATAAAGAGCTTGTTTTAAAAGTTGGTTTTGACCCATCCAATCGTTCAAATAAAATAATTCCAAATGCGTGCGCACTAATTTATGAAGGCGCAATTGAAAAGATGTTTGGAGGGTCGGGTGAATATAAGCCCATACAGTTTTTGCCATCAAATCCATATGATGTGAATGCGGGAACAATGGAAATAAAATTAAATTCAGAGGGTGACATGGTCACTGAAGAAGGAGGCGAAGTATTTGAAGATTTAACAATTGTTGAATTTAGGTATGATTTGCAATACAAGAAATGGATTCCATTAAGGATTCGTTATGATAAAACAGCCGACCTTAGAAAAACGGGCAAAAATTTCGGTAATGATTATAAAACAGCAGACAGTGTTTGGTACTCCATTCATTATCCTGTAACTGACAGTATTATTAAAGGGGTCGATAAAACAATAACATATGAAGAGCTTTCCGCTGAAGCGTCGGATATAACAGAAGTATACTACAAATCTAGTGACGGTAGAAAAGAAGAACTTACGAGCGGGTTGCGCGACTTTCATAATAAATTTGTAAAGTCCGCTCTTATTTATGAACTGTCTAAATCAGGCGACACGCTGATTGATTTTGCCGTTGGTAAGGGCGGTGACTTGCCAAAATGGAAAGAATCTCGATTGTCCTTTGTATATGGAATTGATGTGTCAAGAGACAATATCGAAAATCCGGTGAACGGAGCATGCGCTAGGTATGTCAATTTTGTTAGAGAAAATTCTGGAAAAATGGATGCAATGTTTGTTGTCGGAAATAGTAGTAGAAACATAAAAGATGGAAGCGCATTTTCAAATTCGAGTCAACTGACTCGGGAAATATCTAATTCGGTTTTCGGAAAAGGAAGCGTTGATGCATTAAAAAAAGCAGGATTGACTGGCGTCGTGGCAAATTATGGAAAAGGTGAACAAGGATTTGATATATCATCTATACAATTCGCAGTTCATTACATGTTTGAAAATGAAGAAACGCTCGAAGGATTTGCCAGAAACGTTTGCGAATGCACGAAAAAGGGGGGAATGTTTATTGGCACAACATTCAATGGTAAAAAAGTATTTGACCTTTTAAAAAGAAATGGAATTAAAAAAGGGGAAAGTTTTGCGATTTTCAAGGGTGGAGACAAGTCAAAAAAAATTGTTGAAATCGTCAAAAAATACGACGATGACTTGCGGTTTCCTCCGGATGAAAACAGTCTTGGATATGAAATAGGGGTGTGGCAGGAGTCAATCAATCAATACATTTCAGAATTTCTGGTAAATTTTGAATATTTTGACGGCATCATGTCAAAATATGGTTTTGAACCCTTCTTCTTGGAAAATAGGGATGGTGGAATTTTTAGTAAAAGCAGGGCATCATTCGAAGAGTTATTTAAAATAATGAAACAGTACCATTCCAAGAACTTTGCATACTCAAAAGCGTTGACCATGTCGAATGAAGAAAAATCGCTTTCATTTTTAAATGATTATTTTATATACAAAAAAGTCAGGGATGTTGACTGCGCGCATTTGAAACATTCCGCGGTTGTTGCTGTTGTTCCTTCTGGCTTTTCAAAAACATTTGCCGTTTATGATAAACAAGGTTTAATGTTGACTCGCCTCGCGGATATTTTAGTTGACCACAAGTGGAAACAGGTTGACATCAACAGCCCGAGTGCCGATTTCGCATGGGTTGGCGCAACAAGCGATGAAAAAAAAACGGGGTTTCTAAGATACGAAGAAAGTATATACAATATAAAAACAGTAGTAAAAAATTTACTCAAAGGCAATGGTGTTAAAGGATACAGCACATCTGACGCAGACTATCCTTACACAAAAAATGTCATTACAGATAAAGCGCAACTTTATATTGAATTAAATAAAAAATGTCCTGAAATTTGTAAAAAA